ATCTTTAAAGGTGTTAAACCACCTGCTAGAATTAAAAAGCAAGATAGACTTGAGACAAGCTTAGGTGTTATTGTTAATTCTAAAAAGTTATACATAAGAAGAGAAATGACAGAATTAGTAGATGAGTTCTTTGAGCACCCAAAGCCTAGAAATGATGATGTAATGGATGCTTTATATTATGCAGACTACTTTGCCAAAGCTCCTAAAAGCACAAGAACTAAACGAGAATCATTACTAGAAGATGATTTACATCCAGTTAGAAAACTTAAAAAAAGAGCTTATAATTGGATGACTGGTTCAACCACGTAATAAAATATTATTTGTCTTTTGTTTATGTATAACTTATATTTAAATTCAAATCCACATGCCACGATATTCTAAAAGATCAAAAAAGAGATTAGCATCCTGTGATGAGCGTTTGCAGGAAGTATTTAATGAAGTAATCAAACATGTAGATTGCTCTGTCCTCGAGGGGCATAGGAGCAAAGAAAGGCAAAATAAATTATATGATGAAGGTCGTACAAAAGTTAAGTATCCTGACGGTAGGCACAATACTAATCCTTCTAAAGCCGCAGACGTTACCCCTTATCCTGTGGACTGGGAAGACAGAGAAAGGCAGACTTTATTCGCTGGCTTTGTTATCGGCATTGCTCGTGGGATGGGCTACCGCATAAGATGGGGCGGAGACTGGGATATGGATTTTCAAGTAATGGATAACCGTTTCGACGATTTTCCTCATTTTGAAATAAGAGATAAGTAATGCCAAATACGACAGATACAGTAAAAGCAATTTTAACTCCCGGTGAATTTGTGATTCGCAAAGAAGCTGTGGACATGATAGGAGTTCCCACATTGGAAAAATTAAACGATATGCCTGAAGCAGGTGGTCATTCTGAAATAGATAGACTGATTGCACAGGCTACATTAAAAAATATGACTGGCATGTATGGTGGCGGTATGGTTAATGCAGAACAGTATGGTACTGGAGGTATGGTTAATCAATATCAAGATGGTGGGCAGGCTATGTCTAACTTAAAACCAATTCCTGATAATAACCCCGGACTTGCTAAACTACCTGAAGATGTTAGAAATAAAATGGGTTACATGCAAAATGGTGGATTAATGGAAATGATGCATGGTGGTAAAGCTAAAAAGAAAAAAGAAATGTATGGCTATCAAGATGGCGGACAAGCTTATAGTCAAGCTCTTTATAATACCCCATTAGAAAATTCATTTGCACAAGCCTCAGAACCCGGTTTATTTGACGTTGGTTCAATATTGTCTGTATCTGCCGATCAAGTTGGCGGTGAAGGTGGCAGAAGGTACTACTTAGGTGAAGGTCAAAGTAAGATGTTAAACATGGCTAGAAAAAAAGCTTCTATGAGAGCTAGGCAAAAAATGGCTTCTACCCCTCAAGATTCAATACCTGCGGCATTAGTTGAGTCTTATTTTGAACAAGCTCCTGAAAAAGAAAAAGGCGGTTTCCTTAAAAAACTTTTAGGTATGCAGGATGGCGGTGCAGTTCAAGATGATGCTCAAGTTCAAGCTATGATGCAGCAACAAGCTATGATGCAGCAAGAGCAGCCTAGTCCGTTTGTACCATTTGACCAAAGACCTCCAAGCTCTGGCGATACGATGTCATCAATACCAATGGGTATGCAGCAAGGTGATTATATGAAATCGTTAAGGGGTGAGTTAGAAATGGAAAACGAAGAGTTAACTAGGGATAAAATGCAAAACTTTTTAGAAAGATTAAGATTAGATTCTTTATCAGAAAAACTAAGACTGGATTCTTCATCCGAAAGAATAGAAAGAAGTCCTCAAGACTCTATGTATTATAGAAATACACCACAGCAAGACTATTTTATGAATAAGTACAGAGAAGAAATGATAAATCCTAATTACTTTCCAGAAGGTAATTAATGGATCAAGACCCTCGAGCATTACAAAACGAAGAGTTATATCGCCAATGGCGTGACGCTCGTTCTGAGTGGGACACTGAAGCTAGAAAAGATATAGACTTTTATCTTGGTAATCATTTTACTGCGGAAGAGTCAGATGAGTTATCTCAACGCAATCAAGCGGATATACCTATGGATAGGGTATCGGCTGCAATAGAAAAATTTAAAGCAGTATTAACATCTAGACCACCAGCATTTACAATAACTCCTAGAGAAGATTCCGATGTGCAAGTAGCTACATTATGGAGAACTATCATGGGTTATGTTTGGCAAAAATCAGATGGTGACTGGCAAATGAAACAAGCGATACAAGATTATGCTACTACTGGTATGGGTTATCTATATGCTTACATTGATAGAGAATCAGATTTCGGTAGAGGTGATGTCAAGTTTACTTACCTCGACCCTTTTAGGGTATACGCATCTCCAAGCTCAAGAGATCGTTGGTTCGGTGATTCGGATGGTCTTATCCTTTCTACCATTCTTACCGGTGAACAAGTCGTCAACCTCTACCCTGAATTAAATGATACAGTAGATCCAAATACTGGTGAAGAGATACCGGGTATTATTCGTGATATATCTGGGTTTACTTACGACGACGAAGATTATCCATCTTCACAAAATACAAACTCAATGAATGTGTTTACACCAGCGGAAGTAAAAGATAAAGATTATTTTCAAGTAAAGAAGTATCAAATATTAGAACGCTTTTATAAAATAAAAGTTCCTTTTTATCGTATTATTAATATGCAAAATCAAGAAGAGGAGATACTCTCTCAAGAAGAATACGCTAAGATGATGAGTGAAAATGCAGAAGCATTTGAAATAGGTGCTTACACAGCAATCGAGGTTTTACAAACAAGAATAAAAGTATGTGCTACGTTAGGTGAAATTGTTTTATATGAACAAGTTTTAAATACAGATGAATATCCTATAGTCCCGCTACCGAATATTTGGACAGGTACTCCTTACCCCAAAAGCGATATATCTAGAGCTAGACCAATGCAGAGATTGTTAAACAAGCTATGGTCTTTAGCCCTTTCACATGCCCAAGCGTCAGCGGGACTTAAGTTATTAGTACCATTAGGTAGTGTAGATGATATTGACCAATTAGAAAAAGACTGGGCTAATCCAAATGCGGTAATCGAAGTTGATTCATCACAAGGTGAACCACATTATCCATCTCCTCAACCATTAGCTGGAGAGTTCTACAGATTAATACAGCAGTCGGAATTTTATATAGATTTTATTTTTGGATTACCAGAGATGATGCATGGCTTTGCAGATAAAGCTCCAGAGACACATAAAGCAACGGAAAGAATGATTGCTTTAGGAAGTGAAAGACCTAAATCTAAATTAAGAGATGTTGAATTTAGTATTAACAAACTTGGTAAAGTTCTTTATAATTTATCAAAGGGTCATTACACGTATAAAAAGATTTTCAGATTAGCACAACCTAACAATAATATTACTGAAGTTATGGCTAACTTTTATACAGATGTTAGCGGTGCAATTTTAGATTTAAAGAAAGATAGACACATTTTAGATCAACATGATATTAGAATTGAATCAGGTTCTACTATGCCTTCTAGTAAATATGCAGAACTTGCTGTATATCTTGAGGCATTCCAGATGGGTATCGTGGATCGTTATGAGGTTCTTAAGAAGAATCCAGAAATATTTGACAAGGAAGGTATTATGCGTAGGACTGAAGAGAAGCAATTAATGCAGCAGCAAATGCAAGCTATGTCAGAACAAATAAAGAATTTGCAAGGTGACTTGCAGACAGCCCAAAGAGAGTCTGTCAGCGATAGAAAAAGAGTTGAAGTCGAAAAGTTTAAATCTAGACTTAGCGAAGTCAATTCTGAATCTAAAGCAGATAGAAGGGTAACACGTAGTAAACTAGAAAACGAGGTGAAGCTCGAGGTGGAGAAATTGGCAAGCAATCTGAAAGATGTTCAGAGAGAAGCCAGTTCCACTCCAAAAGCCTAAGAGACATCTAAGGAGAGTATATGTCTACATTAGAACAACAGGAAGCAAGTATCGAAAGCGGAATACAAGGTGGTAATGAATCATTCGTGGAAGATATCGTCAATGAACAGTCTATCTCACAAGAGGTAGATGCAAATCAACAGGAGTTTCAAGAACAAGCCCCTGCTGTAGATTATGAAGCAGAGTCAAAAAAGTTTCAGTCTATGTATGATCGGTCACAAGCCGAAAATTCTAAACTGCAACAAGGTGCTCAATTACTTCAACTACTAGAGCAGCGACCTGATCTTGTAAGAACTCTTGAAAACGGTATAGCTAATCCACAAGGTCAAAACCAGAGCACTCAAGAAGTAGCTCCCGCAGTAGATGACTTTAATCCTTGGGAAGCCTATGATGATAAAACTGACTCAGGTAAATTTGTTGATCAAAAAATCACAAGTAAAGTTGATCGGTTAGTATCTGAAAGGTTAGCCCAGCAACAGCAACAGATGCAGGCTGAAATGCAACTGCAAAATACAGTTGGTGAGTTACGCAGAAGTTATAAGATGTCAGATAATGACATTCAAGACTTTATGCAGTTCACTACTAAACCAAAAGAGCAAGTAGGTTTAAATAACCTAGTAAAACTCTGGCAGATGCAAAACGGTAATTCTGTTGCTAATAACGATACAATGGAAGCGGTAAACGCAGCAAAACAAGCACCTAGAACTGCTGGTGTCTTACAAGGACAAGCTCCACAATCCCCTAGGACGGATTCGGATAAAGTCTTTGAAAGTATCATGGGAACAGGTGCTGGAGCAGCTTTACCATAATAATAACAACACATACTAAGAGGTATATAAATGGCAATATCATATAATACTGGATCTTTAAAGTCCAGCGATATTACTGCTCAAACTTCTGATGCAGGTGTAGGACAGAGACCCGACGCAAGACGGATTTTTAATTTTGGCGACAGAGTTGCCGAATTAACTCCGGAAGAATCACCATTCTTCGTCTACTTGAATAAAGTCTCAAAAGCTCCTACCGATGACCCAGTGTTCCGTTACTTGGAAAACAGAAATAAAATCAGTTTTTCAGATCGTTCTTTTCTGATTAAAGGTGCAGTCGGTACTGTTGCCGCAGGTTCTTCGTATTCATTTACTGTAGATACTGCTGGTGCAGGGGCTGTTGAATATTTAGTTAAAGGAATGGTTTTCTCTGTAGGTACAGTTGATACTACAGCGGGATATGGTCAGGCATTAGTAAGAGTAGACGGTTCAATTTCACATGGTGCAAGTGATTCATCTTTTACTGGTAAAGTAATTGATGTATCGGCTGTTACAGGGAGTAATAGCATTGCAAATGATGATGTAGCACAAATCATTGGTACTTCATTTGAAGAAGGTTCTGGTTCTCCAGATGTTTGGTCAAGTGAATTAGAAGATGGTTTTGGGTACACTCAGATCTTTAAAACAGCTGCTGAAATGACAAATACAGCATACGCTACACGTTATAGGGGTTACCCTGATGAGTGGAGTCGTATCTGGGCGTCAAAGCTTCGTGAGCATAAAGTTGACATTGAAAGAGCTATGCTCTTCGGTCAAAAAGCTCGTGTAGGCGGCATTCAGTACACTGAAGGTCTAGTAGGACACATTCTAAAGAATGCAAGCCCTATTGTAAATGATGATCCTTTCAGTTATTCTTCTGGAAGTGCTTATCATAGAAGTGTAGCACAGTCTGAGATGACTTACGACAGATTACTTAGTGATCTTGAAGTAATTTTTGATCCGGCTCGTGGTGGTGCTTCTGACAAGCTAGTTCTATGCTCATTACCAGTAATTACATTCTTTAATAAATTAGGTGCAGGGGCTTTCTTAAATCAGTCTATGCAGTCTGGTTCTTCAACGGATGTTAATACTGGTGCGTCTCTTGCTCGTTATAACATGTCTGAAAGACAAGGTGCTTTTGGTCATAGTATAACAGTGATTGATACAATTCATGGTAGACTAAACCTAGTTAAAGAGCCTCTATTTAGAGGTCAAGCTTCTGGTTTCATGCTAATGGCTGATATGAGTCAACTAGCTTACAGACCTTTAATTGGTAATAGTATTAATCGTGACACACAAGTAATGACTAACGTACAGTCTGCTGATGAAGATCTTAGAAAAGATATGATCTTAACTGAAGCAGGTCTAGAAGTTACTCTAGCTGAGTCTCACGCATTATATAACCTAGAAGGAGTATAAGATGAAATCAGACGTAATTAATCCGAATAGTAGTAGCTTTGAATCACAAGAAGCTCACGAAGTCGGTGGAACAAAGAAGATATTCACATACTCTGGATCAACAGCAGAAGCTCTTTTAGATAGTGCTAGTACTGCTTATGCCGATAATGATATTATTGCATACGCAGGAGCATTAGATGTAAGTGTTCCAGATGGTTATCATTCAGCAAGTAAAATTCTTGTTGACAAGATAACTTGGAATTGTTCTGTTGCAGCAGGTACTACTATGGTTGGTAGTATTGCTGCTGGTACAGCCGCTAATGAAGCTCTTAATGGAGCTGCAACTGGTGCTGTAGAGTTGTTTGGAGCAGGTGCTACTTATAGAGATGCAAACTTAGCAGCTAATTTATCTATAGCAGAAGTTGATGTTGACTTTAATGCCGCTGGTATTATGTGGGCACAGCCTTTGATTATATTACCTGTAGCTACGAACTATATTTATGTTCGTACAACTACAACGATAAATCACGCTACTAATTTTGATGCTGGTAGATACCAACTTCAAGTGGAGTATACTGTACTTTAATCCGAATACATAAGGATAACAGTTTATAGTACTGTGGGGAAGTTCAATAAAAGTTCTTCCCCAAAACTATAAAAGGAAAAACTATGAAAAAGAAATGT